TTTCGTTGGTGGGACTACCGCCAATGTCGTTTGGGCCCCCAATTTGGCTGAAACGTTTGATTCGGGGTATAATAACCAAGCTATTGTCTTGTTGGATGATCTTGGTTATTCCAAGGAGTCCAACGACGTAGTGATTCCAAAGTTTATTCAGTGGGTCAACCAAGTCCCTACCCAGACCAATCAAGCGTCGCTCGAGCGGAAGGGTGCCATTTTCTTCGACTCGAAGTTGATTTTGTGTACAACGAATTTGGTGGATTTTGGTCGAGCCACTGACCAGCTTGCTACTCCCGAAGCCTTTTATAGGCGTATGCATGCCAATTATAGGGCTGTCTTACTTCCAGAATTTGCTGATGACCAGGGTAAGCTTAACATTTCGTTAGTGACTGACGATTTGTTATCTTCCTCTGGCTGTTGGCTCAGGTTCCAGAAGTTTGACCCCTCTAATGGTCAAGTGGCTGGTGAGCGCATGACTTTTGGAGAAGTCCTTGAGGACATTCTCACCCAATTCGATTCCAGGATGAACATCCACAATATCAAGGTTGGCAAGTCTAGGGCTTTTGCAGCGCAGCTTTCGACCTTAGATATTAATGATGCGAAAGGTGTGAGAGCCTATGTTGATAGATTGGGTAAAACCATTGTCACACAGGGTCCAAACGCATCGTCGTATTTCATCGATGAGTTGGGAAATCCCGATGATGAGGCTATGCAGCAGTACCTTCGGGAGTCTGGCCAAGCTGGCCATCCTTGTTCGACTTATTGCTATTGCCGTGGGGAGGAAATGTTCGCTTTCCAAGCCTTTAGGAAGGTGAAGTATTGCTCTCATTGCGGCAACACGCCAGAGTCCGTGCATCATGAGATTGTGTTCAAGGACCGTGTTCTGCGTGACACCAAGTTTTGTATTGACAATGCGGTGATTAAGGGTTCCAACCAACCCGTCGACCAGAGGTGCGAGTTGCAACTTGACGCCTATTACCGCGAAGTCTTGTATCAAACTAAGTTCAAGGATCATGTGGAGCAACCAACTTTGCTTGGGACCTTGCGCACAACCTTTGTTGAAGCCGCTAAGCGGCTTTTCAATAGGTGCAAAGAGGCTATGGGGCAATTTTGGTCGACGTTAGTTCTTGCTGGTGCAGCTCTTTCTTTCGGGTTCTGGACAGTCAAAAGCTGCATAGAACCTGGGAAGGATGCTGCCGTGGAACACGTCGAGCTCGACCCTTTGGTTTCCCAAGCCCGAGATCAGGGCGCCATCGACCAAGGTCGAAAGGTTGTTTCGGCTAGTGTCGTTTGGATGTCTACAGAATCAGGTGACCAGATTGGCGCCGGTTTAGCGATCGGTGGCGATCTGATTCTGATAAATAGGCATATATACGACACGGCTCGTGAGGCGGAGTTTTCCACTGTTGTCATAGATCGGTTCCATCACAAACTTGGACCTAGATCTTGGCGCGTGAGTAAAGACTCTGTCTTTGGTCAGAAGGGCGTCAAGAATCCCAATTATTACGCCATCCCCAACGCTGATTTGTGTGTTGTTCGGGTTGACAAATTTTTGGGTGCTGACATTCGGAACCTTTTCGCCCAATCCAAGCTTGAATGGAACGCGATGCGTACCAGGCAGGTTTCCATTTATTTTTGGGAACCTGACTCCGACGGTAACGCGCACCAATTGAGCATGCACGGCCCGGCTCGTGGTTTCCGCGAGATTTCCGCGACTGCGCCCAACTCGCAGCGTTATGTAACAACGAACACCATGGAGTACGAGCTTTCAACATATGTTGGAATGTGCGGTGCTCCAGTGTTTGTCAACGATGCAACGGTGTCCGCTAAGCTATGTGGTATACACATAGCTGGCCACGGCACCCGAGCCAAAGGGTACGCTGCTTGCGTTAATCGCGACATGATTGACGCTGCCTTTGAGTTCTTCCAGTCAAAAACCATAATGGTCAATTCTAATGTGTACATACGCGAGAAAGTGCGTTACGACGTCTTTCCCGAGGTGCCTATACAGGACGCGACCGTTGTTGGTTCGTGTGAGACTCCCAATCTGCATTTAAAGACCCAATATAAGCGCTCTCCTTTGGCGGGCGCCATAGAAGGTGTGAAGATTGAGAAGTTTCCAGCCATTTTGACCCCCAAGTTAGTTGATGGAGTTCTTGTCGACCCAGTTGTCAAGAACATCGTTAGCTATTCTAGGGGCTCAATCATGCCCAACATGAACATCTACGCTGGTGCCCGGAACGGTTTCTTGAAGTATTTGCGAAAGCAAACTTATCCCTACAACCACCCTGGGCCGCTTGATTTTGAACAGGCTTGTGGTGGCTACAAATGGAGGTGGCCTAATTTGGCCCCTCTCACGCGTTCCACGTCCGCAGGATTTCCTGATGGCTTGTACTTCAAAGACAAGAAGCGTAGTGTTTTTGGCACTGATGAATGGACCTTTGATACTGAGGAGTGTCAGGAGCTCAGAAAGGTCGTTGATGAAATGCACGAACGCCTCAAGGATGGCCCTATAGATTTCATCTATATGGTCTTCCCGAAGGACGAGCTCAGACCCAAGGATCGAGTCAAGAATGTTAAGACACGTATGATCATGGCTTCTCCAGTGAGTGCCACGATTTTGACTCGCATGTATTTCGGACCCTTCATTGACTGGTTTATGGACCCGCGCAATAGGTTATTTAACTGTTCTGCGGTGGGTATTGACATGTCTAATGAGGCTGATCTACGTGCGTTCGTTAACTGGCATCACAATGGTGATCCTAAGTATCGAGTCTTCGCGGGTGATTATTCCGGTTTCGACAAGGATCTATCTCCTTGGCACACGGACATAATCAGATATATTAATGAGGAGTATATTAGGACGGACTGGACTGAGGAGCAGAAGCAGATTGCTGAGAACATTTTGTTCTCTAGCACTTACCCAACGATCGCTGTCAAGGGCAACCTTATTCAGTGGTCTAACGGTAATCCTTCTGGTGACAATATCACCACTCCAAGGAATTCCAAGTCCAACACTTTTGTCAAACTCCAGGCTATCGCCAAGATTGTCCTGGGCGAAGGGGCGAGTGAGGCTCGTGTTGCGCACTTTATCTTTACTTCTTTGATGAAGGGCTACATTCGTATTACCGATTTCGGCGACGATACGGTCTTCTCGCTCATTCGTGGAGTGCATGAGGGCTGGAATTTTGATCTGGTATCAAACAAGACCATGGCTTTGGCCTTGTCTGAGCTCGGTCTCAAGTACACCGACGAGCAGAAAAATTCTGACTTCGATGATGTTGAGGTTGACCGTGACATTTTCCAAGTGTCTTTCTTGAAGCGCAAGATCCGTGATTCTGAGATCGGCCTTGTAGCTTATCTAGATATAGACACAATCCTCCAAAACATCCAGTGGATGAAGAGTGGTCCAGAGGAATTTGATGTTTGGCATGACAAACTTGAGAATTTCCTTAATGAGTTGTCCGTGCACCCTGATCCTGTGTGGGAGGAGTATTATCCCAAGCTTGTTCAGGCTTATTTTAAGTCTTTGCCGGCGGGGGATTTTTCCTTCACACCCACCAGGCTGGAGCGCATGAAGCGATGGAGGTCCCGTTCGCTATTAATGGGTACCTTTTGTCAGGAAGAGCCTCATCGTGAGGATAACGAAATCCACGTACTTGGTGACAGCATGGCTGAATACCCACTGCGTGTGTCACATGATTTAGCTTATAATGCGGCCCGGGAAAACCTGCGTCTAGCAGGCGATCATGTAGGAGGGGCCGATGTAATTACAAGGCAGGACGTGTCACCCTCAGGATCTGATGCCCAAAATGACTCCCAACCCCATACACAAGGCCCGTGGCTGGTAGTCCACGGCGCCCATGGCCGAAAGGTCTGGGTATCCTCTACCGCGAGCACTAATGACTCAACCAACCCTTTGGCTAAGGGTGAAATTAGCCAAGACGGCGTCGCTATGGTGCATCCGGCGCCCGCTCTTGCAGTCATGCGCGATTCTGAAAGGGAATTAGATCCCAAGATCGCCATGCAATATGCACCCAATGAGATTGGGACTGTTGCTGACTACCTTAACAAGCAAGTTCCTGTTGCCGACTTTAATTGGTCCACTGCCGATGGTGTTGGACTTTTGAAAATCAGCGAGGAGTCTTGGACTTATGTGTCGGGAACTAACCTTTGGATTGAAAAGCTTACCGGGTTTTTCGGGCTTCGCTCGACTTTGTGCCTGAGGTTAACCATCAATGGGACGCCTTTCCACAGTGGCCGTTTGAGGCTTTGTTACTACCCGGACGCGTCATCTTCCAACCAGAAGTATGCGAGCCACACGTTCAACTATGTTTCTCTTTCTCAGCTCCCTGGAGTTGAGATAGAAGCCAACGAGTCGAGCGTGGAGCTTAAGATTCCGTATGTTGCTTTATCCCGTTTTATCGAACTCACGTCAACCAAGAGGACCTGGGGCCGCATTTTTGTGGCCGTTGCGTCCCCTTTGGCTACAGGAGCCGATGGGATACAAAACGTGAATTGCAGGCTTTGGGCTTGGATGGAGGATGTCGAGCTCTTTGGTCAAACACATCAATTTGTGACTCAGGGCCCGCGCAAGCGTATTGCCCCGGCGGATGCCGAGGGCACGCCTGTTGCTAGCTTTTTGTCTGGCTCAGCCAAGGCTGTGGGTTCTCTGAGTGGTATTCCGGCCATTGCAGCTTACGCTGGTCCCACTGCCTGGGCACTTAACCTTGCTTCTGGCATTGCTTCTGCCTTCGGGTGGAGCAAGCCTAACAGCAAGGCTAGTGTCATTAGGGTCACAAACAATCCCACCGCGGTCCTCGCCAATTGTAATGGAGAGGACCCGTCTCATTTGTTGTCATTGGACGCTGATGCAAAGCTTAGGGCAATTACAGATGTTGCCCCTAGCGGTCAGGATGAGATGTCCTTGAATTACATTAAAAGGCAGTGGAGTTACCTCGAGGCGTTTACGTATTCGGCGAACTCCAGTTTGACCGCTCCCATTTATGAGTTGTCTTTCTTGCCTCGTAATTTGGGCATCTTTGCCTCCCCGACACTCAACTTCCTTACGCCCGTCGCTTATTTGGCGCGCATGTTCGCGCTTTATCGAGGGGGTATAGAGGTCAAGATTAAGTTTGCCAAGACAGCTCTCCACAGGGGTAAGCTGCAGGTTTCTTATATCCCGGGGCCCACGCCAGTTTCTAACACACTTAGTGAAGCGGCTTACTTGCATAGGACCATTGTTGACCTCGCCGATGGTGGTGAGATCTGCATTGCGTTCCCTTACATGTTGCCGCTTGACTATATTGAGACTGGTTTGGCATTTGGCCGCATGTACGTCCACGCTGTCACGGGCTTGAATAGCCCAGAGACGGTGTCACCTAATGTTAGGTGTTCTATCTACGTGAGAGCTATGGAGGACATGCATTTCGTGCAGCCAATGACAAGCAACTTTATCCCTTACAACAACGATCCGATTGTTACACAAGGTCCCAACGACTTAATCAACACAGGTGAGATTGATTGCAGCACTGTTGGTAGCGCTGTCGATCCGAACATGGACGTGGCTTTTGCCGAGTCTAGTGCTTCGGAAGTCGTGTCGTCCGTTTCCCAGTTGCTCAAGAGGTTTGTCCATATTGGGCTCCCCTTTAACGGCTTTGGTTATTTCAGGGTTTACCCCTGGTTGAACAAAGGCCGTTTCACGACTGCTGGTGACAGTTTTGACACGTCTTACCATTCTTATGTGATGTCCCCCTTCGCGTTTTATCGCGGAGGAGTGAAGCTTAAGTTGACCTTGAACAATGGTCTAGTTTTTGAGTCGGATGCACAGCGGCTTAGTCGTATGAGTGCTTGGTTCCGCCCTACGAGCGCACCAAACCTCTTTACGAATGCGCCCAGTTTGCCGGAGCCGTCCACGGACGACAGAGGTTATTTAGCAGAGACCGAAGCGTTCGGTACTGCCACCGCACTTATAGTGCAGGTGCCTTATCAGAACATTTGGCGCATGGCGCCGAACTGCTTGTACAATTTGTCATCCGATGTGCCGAGCTTCGACCAGCCGCGCGGTTCTGTAGTTGCGACCGCCCCTTCTGGGGTTGGTGGCATCTCCAGGGCCTACGCGGATGATTTCCAACTCCTGTTCTTCGTGGGAATTCCCGTGATGGCAGTTCGTTGATCCTTGCCCTTCCTTTCTTTTCATTGTTTCAGAGATGTTACAGTTATTTGATTTTCTTGTGTTTCGAGCTCCTGTGAGCTGACGACCATAAGGTGCGTCGGGCAGTCGAATGGATCACCGTTTAAAAGCGGTAATCTTGTTTGCTGGAATAATTCAGCCAACAAGATCTTTTTCGC